GAACTGGGAAGCAGCGCAGAAAAGCGTTATCTCTGCAGCCGAGAAAGCATATAACTGGGCACTTGAAAAGGGTATTGCCAAAGAGCAAGCAAGGGCAGTATTACCCGAAGGATTAACCAAGTCTCGTTTATATATGCAAGGGTCTATTCGCTCATGGATACACTTCATTGAGTTGCGCTCTGGTAATGGTACGCAGAAAGAGCATATGGAAGTGGCAAGAGCAGTTGCCCAATGTATTGGAGAGATATTCCCTCTCGGTCTCTCTTATATCTCAGAGTAATAAGCATATAACAAATCGATATAAAAAAAGTTAAAATAATTCAATAAAAAGGTTGCTTTTTGTTTAGAATCGGGTTATAATACTCTTGTAATTAATTGAGAGAGTGTTGAAATATGGCTTTTGCCCCGACTAAAACTTACTTCGAATATGATGCTACTATCGTTGGTTCTTTCGTCGAGAAAGATTATGAAAACCTTTTTGAGTTTTCTGTGAATGATGAACCTGAGCATTTCGTTTCAAGTAAGAACTATCCCCATAAAGTATGGGTGGCTGAAAACAGTTGGAGATATGCTCGTGTATTGAAGACTGTTGCCTATGTCATCACTGATGAAGATGCTGATGGTTATCCTGTTGTGGAAAGATGGTTCATTAAAAACCACAATACCTATGTAAACAAATCTGCTTAATCTGAGAGAGAATATTATTATGGCTTATGTATCCCAAGAAGATAAAAAGAAACTTGCTCCTGCTATTAAAGAAGTCCTTAAGAAGTACAAAGTTAAGGGTTCTATTTCTGTTAGACATCATATGACTCTTGTTGTTAAACTGAAAGAGGGTGAAGTTAAGTTTGATCCCACGAGTCATTATCAAGTAAATGAGCATTGGTATCAGGATCACTATGCTAACAACCCCAAGTTGGTATCGTTTATCTCTGAACTTCTTGCTGCGATGAAGGGTCCAGATTACTTCAATGAAGATGATGCTATGACTGATTACTTTAATAGAAGTCATTATACTGATATCAATTTTGGTGAGTGGGATACGCCATACAAAGTTGTGGCTTAATTCAAAAAAAGGCTTTACTTTTAGGTCTGATTATAGTATAATAAGTGTATTAATTGATAGAGAATAGATTATGAAGTATATTGTTTCTACCCAGCTTATCGAGAATTATGGCTCTCACGCTGAAGAGGGTTCTTTCAAAAGCGGTACAAATAGCTGGAAGATGAAAGGTGGTAGTGATTATCTCGTCGAAGACCTCGGTCGTGAGGCTGATGCTCTGGCTTTTGTTATGGCTGCGTTTGGTTCGAACGACCTATACTACAAGGAGTATCCTGTAGGCGTTCGACCTCTTGAAGATTGGGTTGACGAACAACGTATCAATCTAGATGATGGTTGGTCTAAAGACTACCTTTTGAGTCAACTCAAGTTTGTTTCGCCGAAGACTGGTAATGATTTTACCACTTCTAAACCTGAAGATACTGAAGAATTATTTGCTGAATGGGGTATATATGTCTAAAATTGGTAATGTTATCCTTGAGATACAGGAATTGTATAATGCTGGATACAGCATCATAGATATCTCTATAAAAACTAATACCACAACAGATTTTGTTGCTGGAATTATTGCGGGAATTAAGTAAAATAGTTGTTGTTTTTCTTTGAATTTTAATATATAATATATGTATTAATTCTCTGGGGGAGATTTGCTGATGAACTATATCGAGGTAAATGGCGGAAGAAAGGTAGAGCGAGAACTTGCTGATAGGATTATTAGCTGGTGCGTCTTTAAACTGCTCCCACGCCATAGTACTCTAGAAATTACGCTGAACTTCGAAGAATTAGAAAAAGCGTTCGGGTACTGTCTTGAAGGTGATACAAACTCTGAATTTGAGCTGAGTATCAGTAAATCTCTCCCAGTTGAGGATCTAGTTGCTACGATCTGTCATGAAATGATACATGTTAAGCAATATGCTCGTAGGGAACTTCGCTGTGTTGATGGTAAGATCCTTTGGAAAGAAAAAGATTATAGTAAATCGAAGTATGAAGATTGCCCTTGGGAACGTGAGGCATATGATATGGAAAGTAAACTTGCTGAAGATTGTATTGTGGAATTAGAATTATGTTTTTAGAATATTGGATGTTATTTATACTGTTTGCTTTTTTCATAGTAAGTATGCATCGCTATCAAACTCAAGCGTATAGTCAAGGGATGAAGAATGGTATCGAAGTATCGGTACAAACTATATTACAACAGTTACACAAGTCTGGAGTTGTAGAATTGATAGAGATGGAAGATGGCTCTGTCCATATAATCCCAGGAACTAATGATGAAGGAAATAGAATACAGGATATAGTGTAATGAAATTAAATCATGAAATGAAAAAATCTGATTCAAGTTATGTCGGCTCTTACAGAAAGAGCGAGATTGAAAAGGTTGCTGAAGTATTCGATATGGTATCTCGTTTAAATCGTGAAATAGAATTGGCTGGCTACAAAGCACCAAACCCTAAAGTAAGGACTGTCGAGAAGAAAGGATACAAGCACCTATTCATTGATTAAACTAATTGTTCTCTCTTGTGGCAAATCTCTCTCTCTCTCTCACTCAATAATTTGCCACAAACCCTATAGACCCCCTTAATTGGGGGTTTATTTTATTATAAATAGATGTATAATTTACTTTAGGATTCATACACACAATGTTGAGATTTAAAGAATATCAAGAGATAAACGAAGGACTCGTGGATTCCTTGCGATCTCTGAGTAAAAAAATCAAGAAAGCTGTGCGGACTATTTCTAAGTCTGTAAAAAAAGCCTTTGGTAAACTTGGATTCGGTAAAACTGCTAAAATAAAGTTGAATTATGCTACTGATGGGCAACCATTAAACGAAGCAAAGACCGATAAGGTAGATCTAAAATCCCGAATGGGATACTATTCAGAGTTTTGTACTGCTTATGAATTGGCATTACTAATCGCTAATGCTGGTGGCAGTATGCGTGGTATGACAGTACAACAACTCAAATCTCATAAAGACAAATACAAAAAAGATAAACTACTTGCCAAAGGTTTAAACTTCGGAACCAATATTTCTAAAGTAAAGTCTGAAGCACAACGCATGGAAGAGTCAGGTGCAGCAATGGGTGCTAGTATATGGAACGATATACAGACCAGCGTTGAAGACTTAGAGTTTACAGAGTTTGAAGTTAGACTTACAGGTGAGTCGGGTAAAGGTATCACAAAAGCTGATATTGAATTAATCGCATATAAGAAAAAGACTAACGAAGTGATTGACCATATAGAAGCATCTTTGAAAGCATATAAGAATTGGAACATAAATGTTTCTAATTCTACTTTCACTAGCTGGGTGATTAACCTTATAGATCCAGCTATCGGTGGCTTCCAAACTAAGAAGTCAGTCAAAGCAAAGGTCGACGAGTTTATAAAGAAGTATGGCTTACGAGATCAAATGATGCGTATAGCTGATCTTCAGGCTGGTCCAGATTCCCCCGCAAAGTTGAAGTCCGAAATAGGTAGACCTGCAGCCAAGGAAATCTTAGATGACAGGGGAGTCTATATTGAAGTCCGTAACCTTATGATTGATGTTTTTGAAAAACAATATAAGAAAAACAAAGCACAGATAAACGAAAACATGATTAAGCTACTAGGGTTTGATGGTGCGGACACTCTGTACCTTTCGGTACAGTCAAAGGCTGGTAAGGATGTAAAAGTTCTTTCTAGTCGCCAGAGTAAAGAGTTTAATAAGATCTTAGACAGTATGAAGAAAGACTTCGACATTGAGTTTGAGAAAGACGATAGCAAAGTGAATACTGGAGTTACATTTAAAAGCGGTGATACAGTTTTGTTTAAATCTAATTTCGGTTTTAGAGACTTAGATAAGGTTTCTCAATTTGTAAACTTTAAAGGATGGATGTAATGCTATCGTTTAATAAGTTCTTGACCGAACAAAAAAATACACATATGGAGCATCTTGAAGATGCTGTTTTGAATGGAGGAGTTATTGGTGCGAGACAAGCTATTAATGTTCTTAGATCTATGCGTGACATGTTATCTGGCAGTTCTAGTCGGGGCGTGTCTACTACTGTTAAGTGGGATGGTGCTCCTGCTATCTTTGCTGGTCAAGATCCGTCAGATGGTAAATTCTTCGTGGCTAAAAAAGGTGTTTTTGCCAAGAATCCAAAAATCTATAAAACGAATGCGGAAGTAGATGCCGATACTAGCGGTGAATTGGCAGATAAATTGAAACTTGCTCTGAAGTATTTACCAGAGTTGGGCATTACTGGCGTGATTCAGGGAGACTTCTTATACAGTAAGAGCGACCTAAAGAGCGAAACCTACGAAGGCGAGAAAGTTATTACCTTCCACCCGAATACAATTGTATATGCTGTACCAGCTAATTCAGACATGGCGAAAGCTATCAAGGCATCTAAGATGGGTGTAGTCTGGCATACAACGTACTCTGGTTCTTCTTTTGAGACTATGAAAGCGTCATTTGGTAAAAGCATTTCAAGTGGTCTTAAGAAGTCTAAGAACGTTTGGTTTGTTGATCCAGAGTTTACTGATATTTCTGGTAAAGCTACATTTACCGAGAAAGAGACAAAAGAAGTTACTAAGTATATATCTAATGCTGGTAAATTATTTAAGAAGATAGACTCTAAGACACTTAATGCTATCTCTAACAACCCTGAATTGCTTAGATTGACCAAAGTACATTTCAATACTAAGGTCAGGGCTGGGCAAAAGGTTAAGAATACGAAATCTCATGTGCGTGATCTAATTAGGTATATCAATGGTCACTTCGAGAAAGAAGCAGATAAGCGTAAGACAGCAAAAGGTAAAAAGGTTCAAACAGATAAGCGTGATGATGTTTTAAAGTTCTTCTTGACAGGTAACTCGAAGAACCTAGAAGTTATCTTTGATCTAATGAACCAATTGATTGATGCTAAAGAAATGATCATCCAAAAGATGGATCAAGCAAGTAGTATCGGTACATTACTAAGAACAAAAGACGGATTCATTGTAACTGCTCCAGAGGGTTATGTTGCTATCGATAATGACGGCAGTGCACTTAAACTGGTCAATAGAATGAAATTCAGTCATGCTAATTTTTCTAATGATTACATCAAAGGTTGGGACAAGTAATCTTATAAATAGTAATAGATTAAACTAAGGGAACAATGAAATGTACAGCTTTAAAGATTTGGTAGTGGCTAGTGATCCACGTATGGGAGATGATGAGTGGCTAGAGTACATGAAACAGAGACGCAGAAAGTCTGCTGGAGATTCTATTGATGAAGAAGAAGTAGAAGCTCAAGAAGCACTTGACATGAAGGCAAGACGTAAATTGTCTCAAGCAATGCGTAAGAACAAAGCCAAAATCAAAAGAGCCAAAGAGATCGCTTCCAAGAAGAAGGCAACTAAAGGCACTCTAGAAAAGAGAGCCCAGAAGCAAGCCGTCGAAATAGTTAAGAAGAAAATTGCGCAAGGTAAAGACATCAAAAAGATGAGCTTTGCTGCACGCCAACAGCTTGATGATAAAGTTAAGAAGAAGCAAGGTCTGGTCAAGAAACTAGCTAAGAGACTATTGAAGAAAGTTAAGACGGATGAAAAAGATCGTCTAACCAAAAAATCTGAGAACGGATAATATGAAGTCTTTTAGACAATATGTTACTGAAGAAGTAAAGGAAGCAGTGTTCACCTTTGGTCGGTTTAACCCACCGACTACAGGGCACGAGAAACTACTTGATGCCGTTGCTAAAGTTGCGGGTAGAAACAAGTATTTTGTGTATGCTTCTCATTCTAACGATGCTAAAAAGAATCCTCTTGATTACAAAAGTAAAATCAAGTTTATGCGGAAGATATTCCCACGTCACGCTAGGAATATCATACTAGATGCTAAAGCAAGAACAGTATTTGACATTGTAGTTAAGTTATATGACCAAGGGTTCAACCGAGTTACTATGGTTGTAGGATCAGATCGTGTTAAACAGTTCCAAGACCTGATCAACCGTTACAATGACGTTAAAGGTCGTCATGGTTACTATAACTTTGACGAGATAAACATTGTATCTGCAGGCGAGCGTGATCCCGATGCGGATGACGTATCAGGTATGTCGGCATCTAAAATGCGTGCTGCAGCTGATGCAAACGATTATGAATTATTCGTTAAAGGATTACCCAGAGGATTTAAGGGTGCCAAAGATTTATTTAATGCTGTGCGTAAAGGAATGGGTCTTAAAGAGTCTCATGACTTCCGCAAGCATATTAAGTTAGAATCAGTCTCTGAAGATCGTGAAGCATATGTTGCTGGCGAACTACTTAAAGAGGGTGACGTAGTAGAATATAGAGAACAGATCGGTCAGGTGATAATGCTTGGCGCAAACTATGTTATGGTTGAATCTTGCGACGGTGAACGTACTCGTGAGTGGATATCAGACGTAAAGTTGATGGAACGTAAGGACAAAGAAACTGGACAGCCACAGAAGTATATGTCTGGCGTTAAAAAGAAAGATAAGAAATCACGTGACTCTCACTTCGAACGTGGTGCTAAGTTAGACGATGATGATCCTAAAGCATATAAACCTGCTCCAGGAGATAAAGACGCTAAGACTACGCCAAGCCAATACACTAATAAGTACAAGAAGATGTTTGGCGAAGATGTATCACAAAAGCAACTAAATGACCTAGAAAAGTTTGGGGATAGGTTGCTAAAGAAACTAAATATCGATATCGAGTTTACAAGACACTTTGCGGATCGTATGAATGATGACCGCAATAAGCCAGCTATCTCTGTAGCAGAGATACAAAAGCTATTTAAGAAAATTAAGAAGAATAAAGGTAAGCAGATCAAACAACATGGCGATACAGAAGCTGTGTTGAAAGACTTACAATCAGATCTTAATTTGCCAGTTGTAGTTAATTACGACAAAAAGAAAGACGAGTTTGAAGTTGTAAATAAAACTATTATGCGCAAGAAGAACTTTAAGACTTCTAGCCCAGTTTTATCTTATGAGAACTATGAGTCGTCGTTTGAAGGTGTGTTAGTTGAAGATACTAAGAAAGCACTGAAGAACAAGTCCGAAAAGACTGGCGTAGCGTATGGGATATTAAAGAAAGTGTATGACCGTGGTGTAGCTGCATGGCGTACTGGTCATAGACCTGGAACTACTCCTCAGCAATGGGGTCTAGCACGTGTTAACTCTTTTGTTACTGGCGGTAAAACCCAGAAAACTACTGATGCTGATCTATGGAGAAAGCATAAAGGTATCAAGGAAGAACTTGAAGTTTCAGATGGGTTAGGTGCATGGATTGATGACTTTATGAAATCAAATGCTCCTCAGTTTGTAGGTAAGTCCGACAAGAAGAAAAAGAAAATGGCGATTGCTGCATTCGTCGATGCTGGCGGTAAAATGTAATGATGTCATTCAAACAATTTGACGAAGCAACTATCAAGTGGGTAAAGAAACCTGATGGTCGTCAAGGGAATAAGAAAGTTTACAGTCATGTTTCTTCTGATGGAAACTGGGAAATAAAACTTTCGGGTATGGACTCGTTAAGAAAGAATAAAGACGGAAGTCAAAAGGTAATACCCACATTGTTTGATAAGACAAAGAATAAAGTAAAGCACCCTGTGACAGGTTATAAGAATGTCGGGGATGCTAAGAAAGATGCTCAAAGATGGGCTGATAGACATTTTTAGGTTTGGGGAAACTAAATGCAAGTTTTAAATAAAGAAGCAGCAAACGATTCTTATATCCAAGAAAGAAAACAGGATGTGAAGGATATGACTATGTCTGCTATTATAAAACTCATTAAATCCAAGACAGTTGGTAAGCGTAGATATGAATATGCTGCTGACCTGACTAATCAGATTATCGCTCGTAAAAAGAAAGAAGGTGGCGGTAAACTAAAACACAGCGTTACATGGTATGCAAACAAAGTTGCTGGGCAAGTTCCAGGAGTTGACACTAAGACTTTGATGCGTATGATTGACGACGAATAAGGTACATGTAATGGTAAACAATTTCTCACAATGGATCGACGCTAAATGCGAAGAATGCGACCTATACGAAGATATAGAAATAACCGAATCCGAGTATCAGGGGCGCAAGGTTAAGCTGAATAATCCATTTAGAACACCAAATGAATCCAAGAAATTTGCCGTTTATGTAAAGAATGAGAAAGGTACTGTAGTAATAGTTCGATTTGGCGACCCCGATATGGAAATTAAAAGGGACGATCCTAAACGTCGTGCATCATTTCGTGCAAGACATAACTGCGCAGATCCAGGTCCAAAATGGAAAGCAAGATACTGGTCTTGTTTCCAATGGAGAGCCAACGCAAAGGTAGATGACTAAATGCCCACTTCAGAAGATAATTTAGAAAAAAGATTTGATAGAATAGAAGAAAAGATAGATAAACTATCTGAAGCTATGGTATCGTTGGCTCGAACAGAGGAAAAGATCCTTTCTATGGAAGACAGTAATAGGAATTACTATAACCGTATGAACAGATTCTCAGAGAAACTCGATAGAATAGAAAAGAAAGTAGATGACAATGAAAGAACAGTCAATGTCATCGCTAGGGTCTTTTGGATCCTATTAACAACAACATCCGCAGCATTAGTTGCTGGATACTTTAATCTTATAGGACTATAAAAATGACCACTGACCTAGATATAACCAAAGCAATCGCTTCTGCTTACAAGACTATGTATGAGCCTAAAGAAGAAGTTGTTGTAGAAGAAACCCCCTCCCCAGAACCTGCTGCTGAACAAGAAGAAGTTGTTCAAGAAGCAAAGGCAAAACTTGACCCAGTCGGCAAAGAAGATGATGATGTCGATAACGACGGTGATACTGATGCTGCAGACAAATATCTTAAGAAACGTCGCCAAGCTATTAGCAAGGCAGTAAAGAAAGAAAAGACAGAAAAGACTCAGAAAGAAGATATTGATCTGACGGACGCAGTAAACCGAGTCATCACTGGTCAAGATGAAACTCTAGAAGTTGAAGCTGCATCTCAGAACGAAGTTATCGAGCAAGGTAAAGATTCTGTTTGTGAAGAGAAATACCTTGATCAAAAAGGTAAAGGCGAATCTGATGATGGCTATCATGATGCTGGTATGTTCTCTAAAGCAAAAGCGAGCCAGCTTGCAAAAAAGCATAAAGGCAGTAAGGTTGTCAAAGATGCTAGTGGTAAATATGTTGTAAGGTTGAAAGAAGATTTAAATGAAGATTACTACGCTGTTCAATATTATAACAAAAAGGGTAAGCCAGAAGAATCCCCCGCTACATTCAAAGACGAGCGATCTGCCAAAAAATATCATGCAAAAGCGATGAAAGCTGTTAAAGATGGATCTTACAAAATGTTTAAAGTTAAGGGTAGAATGGAATCGACCAAGAACGAGGGTAATGCATTCACCAAAGCACTTGCTGCTGCTAAATTGAATGGCGATGACGAGTTTATCGTTTCAGGCAAGAAGTATCGAGTTGAAGACTATGAAGGTATCAATGAAGCTGCAATCAAGAAAGTTCGTGGTAAAGACGGCAAGTTTTATGATCTTGAGTTAGGATTAAAAGGTCGTAAAGTAAACGTAAGAACTAAGAATCAGTTTGGCGATATCGAGACTATTTCTATAAAGCAAGCTGCAAAGTTGTTTGAGTTAGCAGTAATCGACGCACTAGCTGAGAGCGATTTCGAGCCTCATATGATGTACGATCCTAAGACTGGTAAAGGCTACAAAGCAGAAAAGCCAGAAGATCATGAGCGTATGAAGAAACTTGGTTATACCCATGAGAAGCCAGAAAAGGTTGACGAGGTAGAACAACCACGTGCTAAAGGCGAAAAGGATTTTAAAGACGCACATAAGGTTAAGAGAACAGCCGAAGGGGAGTAATTTAACCCCGATAAATACTCTTTGTAGTTGTTGATTTTTTAGCATAATAAGAGTATAATTAATGAAAATATTTGAAGATATAACTGAAGAGAACTTTGATCTATTTGCGGCACATTATTACGATAACCCGCAGTGCGAAAACGCAGCCGAGTTCTATGATGATCTGAAAAGGTTTAAGTATCTAAAGAGATTATTTAACAGATACTTAAACTATGGCGATCTACAAGAAAGGTTGATATTGAATCATCTTATTGTCTTGTATAACGTATTTGGTATTACGCCAGCGAATCAGATGATGTTTCATAAGATGGAAGTAGAATATTGGAGCACACTCAAGACTTTCTTGGTGTACCTAAACTACATCCCTCTTGAGGACAAAGTCGATATTCCGCTAGACCAGGAAATAGTAGAGAAACTGAGAAAACTATGAGTGTATCAAGAGCAGCAGATTTATTCTATACGTTTAAATTTATCCGCACATTAACTAAAAAGTGGGTAGATATGGAAGCGCATGCGCTAGGCATTATCGACGAAAACGGTAAGGTCTTGCGCAAAGCAACAACGTTAAAGACTCCAGAGGAGAAGGCTGCATATACTACATTTCATCGTTTGGTGTTTAACCTTAAACGCATACTAGAAAAATTACCTTTTGGTAAAACAGCATTTGCTTCATATGCTGCAGCATTATTCTTGATTAAAGAAGAAACTGAAATGGATGAGGCACAACTACAAGATATGATGGATTCTTTATTTGACCAATTAGAGGTAGATAAACCTGACCTACAGGAAAGTGTATCTGCTGATATAACTCCTGGGGTACATCGCTTGAAAGATGCAGTGCTAATCCCTGCTACCTTTGAAGATGCTCCTGCAGGTGCTAAAGTTACCATAGCTGCGAATGCTGAACCAGTTGGTTCTGTTATGAACGTTCCAATTTACGAAGCAACTCTTGGTAAAAGTACAACAACAATATATGTGACAAAGGAGAACTTAAAGTAATGAAAGAAACTACTGTATCTGGAGACGTAGCAGTAAAAGATGCTCCTTTATTCACTAAGAAAAAACAGAAGTATAAAATGTTTGAAGTTCCTGCCGAGGTCTTCCGTAAGTTTGACACAGGCAGAAACAAATTCGAGCGTTGGTCTAAGTATCTAGACTTGGCTGACGAAAATCAAAAAACTATATATGACTATGCAACTCGTAACACTCAATCAGTAGTGGTACTTCGTGATTCAACTACTGGTGCAATGCGTGCTATTCGTCGCAGGTCTGCTAACGGATTATAATATGTTTGGTGCAAGTGGTACAATAAAAGCTGTAACATCGCTTGTTATTGTTTTGGTTATAGGGTTTGGACTTTGGTATGTAACTAATCTAAAAGCTAACTTGGCTATCTCTCAGGCAAATGAGCAGAAGTTGAAGGATGCTGCCGAAGTACAATCTCAATATATCGAAACTCTAAAACAAGACTTTGAACAAATACAGTCTATCAATCAAGATATCGTAGAGAATAACGCAAAACTCGATAAGCAAATGAAAGAATTGAAGACTAAGTTTAATCAATCTAAGAATGGCAACCCAAGAGACTTTGGTGTTTTGGCTATTGCTAAACCTAGACCGATAGAACGAATTATTAATAGAGCAAGCAACAATGTGAACCGTTGTTTTGAAATAGTAAGCGGATCTCCTTTAACAGAAAAAGAGATTAACGCTAAATTGAAAAGTGAGTCAAATAATGAATGTCCGTCAATCGCTAATCCTAATTATACCCCTGTTACTCCTTAATGGGTGTTCCATCCTTAATCTGGGTGGTAAGAAAGTAGATCCTCTTGAAGTTGTTACACGAGCGGAAGATAAACCGCCACTCAACTTACAATTCCCTTCCACGCTTGAGCCAATGCCAGTCAAGTTTTATGTCGTAACCCAAGACAATGTAGATTCTGTCTGGGAAAAATTATCTAAAGATAAAGTCGACCTCGTTTTATTTGGGGTCTCAGATGATGGGTACGAAAAGCTGGCAGTCAACCTTTTAGAACTCCGAAACTATATAGATAAACAGCGCACGATAATAATCAAGTACAAAGAATATTACGAACCACAAGAAGAAAAATAGTCAATATTTCCCTTTACTTGATTGCCTTTTTATAGTATAATATGCCTATATTACACCAGCGGAGTATTAAATGAAATCCATCAACGTTATTAAAAGAGACGGTCGTAAAGAGTTATTCGACTTAGATAAAGTCCACAAAGTTCTAGATTGGGCGACCCATGATATAACTGGCGTCTCTATTTCCGAAATAGAATTAAAATCCAATATACAATTATATGATGGTATCGAAGCAGATAAGATCCACGAGTTATTGATCAAGTCAGCGTCAGACCTTATATCAGAACATACTCCAAACTATCAATTTGTTGCCGCAAGACTCGTAAACTACAAACTCCGCAAAGAAGTTTACGGACAATATGAGCCACTATCCCTTGCTGAAGTAATTATCAACAACGTATCCGAGAATGTTTATGATGGCGGTATCATGGAGAAGTATGACCGTGATGAGATCGATCAACTAGATGGTTACGTTAAACACGATCGTGATGATAAGTTTACCTATGTTGCTATGGAGCAGTTCCGTGGAAAGTATCTAGTACAAGATAGATCTACTGGTAAGATATATGAAACTCCGCAGATTGCATACATGATGATTGGTGCGACTCTATTTTCTGAATACCCACAAGAGACTCGTATCCGCTATGTAAAAGAGTTCTATGATGCGGTATCTAATTTCTATATTTCCCTACCCACTCCTATCATGGCTGGTGTTCGTACTCCTACTCGTCAGTTCTCTAGTTGTGTATTAATCGAAAGTGGCGATACTCTAGACTCTATCAATTCTACTTCTTCTGCTGTTGTACGTTATATCTCTAAGAAAGCAGGTATCGGTATTAGTGCTGGTGCCATTAGAGCAGAGGGATCTAAGGTCGGAGACGGATCTGTTGTTCATACTGGTGTAATCCCTTTCCTCAAATACTTCCAAGCTGCAGTTAAGTCTTGTTCTCAGGGTGGTGTTCGTGGGGGTGCGGCAACTGTCTATCTACCTGCTTGGCACTTAGAGTTCGAGAACCTAGTTGTACTCAAGAACAATAAAGGTACTGAAGAGAATCGTGTACGTCATATGGATTATGCATTCCAGTTTAATAAACTAATGTATGAGCGTTTATTGACTGGCGGTAATATTACTCTGTTCAGCCCAAATGAAGTTCCTGGATTGCTAGAAGCATTCTATGCCGATCAAGACGAGTTCCGTAAGTTATACGAGAAGTATGAGCGATCTACTTCTATTCGAAAGAAAACCATCAAAGCGATAGACCTATTCACGCAATATCTACAAGAGCGTAAAGACACTGGTCGTATCTACCTGATGAACGTAGACCACGCTAACGATCATGGTGCGTTTGATCCAAAACTTGCCCCTATCAAACAGTCTAACCTCTGCTGCGAAATCAATCTACCTACTCAGCCATTACAAGACATAAATGGCGAAGAAGGAGAGATTAGTCTTTGTACTCTATCCGCAATCAACTGGGGTCTTATCGATAAGCCATCAGACTTCGAGAAGTATTGTTCCCTTGCAGTGCGAGCATTGGATGCCCTGCTAGACTATCAGGCATATCCTGTAAGAGCAGCAGAGAAGTCGACTATGAACCGTAGACCTCTGGGCGTTGGCATCATCAACCTTGCGTACTTCCTAGCCAAACGTGGTCTAAAGTATAACGATGATGCTCTGGCAACGATTGATGAATATACCGAAGCATGGTCTTATCACCTTATTAAAGCATCTGCCGACCTAGCAGTCGAAAAAGGTTCTATTGAAAATGTTTGCGATACTAAATATGCTTGGGGAATAACTCCAAATCAAACGTACAAGAAAGATGTAGATGACCTTGTACCTCACGCTGAGAGAATGGATTGGGAAGGATTACGTGAGCAGTTGAAAGAAACTGGTATCCGTAACTCAACTCTTATGGCTCTCATGCCTGCAGAAACTTCTGCGCAAATAAGTAACTCCACGAATGGTATTGAACCACCTCGTGCTTTGGTATCATACAAACAATCAAAAGATGGTGTAATGGCGCAGGTAGTTCCTGGGTTTCATCACCTTAAAAATAAATACGACTTACTCTGGGATCAACAAACACCAGAGGGTTATCTAAAAGTCTGCGCAGTACTACAAAAGTATATCGATCAGGGTATATCAGTCAATACCAGTTATAACCCTGAGCACTTTGAAGATGGTAAAGTGCCTATGTCGCAGATGATAAAGGACATCGTAAGTTTTTACAAATACGGTGGTAAACAATTGTATTACAGCAACACTTTCGACGGTGCTGGCGAACTGAAAGAAGAAGCATTAACCGATCTCCCTCAAGGAGAATACGATGACGAAGATTGCGAAAGCTGTAAAATATAAAGGGAAAGATTAATGAGCGTGTTTCAAAAGAAAACAAAATCGCATATAGAGAGCAAGATGTTCTTTGACGAGAGCGTAGATATTGCTCGTTATGACACATTGAAGTATGCGCAACTAGATAAACTCACAGATAAGATGCTAGGGTTTTTCTGGCGACCAGAAGAAGTGGACGTATCAAAAGACAAGATAGACTTTTCAAAACTAACCGACCACGAAAAGCATATCTTTACTTCTAACCTTAAAAGACAAATCTTACTAGATTCTGTACAGGGTCGAGGTCCAGCAGAGACGTTAATGCCTGTTGCTTCTATCCCTGAGATTGAACCGCTAGTAATGACTTGGACGTTTATGGAAACTATCCATTCACGATCTTATACTCATATCATTCGTAACATCTATTCAGATCCTTCTAAGGTATTTGACGAGATGCTAGATATTAATGAGATTGCTGATTGTGCCGAAGGAATCTCCAAATACTATGACGACTTTATTGAGTATTCTCGATGGTATCAATTACTAGGAGAAGGGAAACACACAGTCAATCGTAAGAAAGTCAACATCAATATGTACGACCTCAAGAAGAAACTATGGATGGTACTAAACTCGATTAATGTACTTGAGGGTGTTCGCTTCTACGTTTCTTTTGCTTGTTCATGGGCATTTGCCGAATTAAAGAAGATGGAAGGCAATGCAAAGATTATTAAGTTTATTGCACGTGATGAGAATACGCACCTTGCTGCATCTCAATCGCTACTCAGGCTACTACCTAAAGACGACGCAGACTTTGTTAAGATTAAAAAAGAATGCGAAGAAGACGTAGTTGCTATGTTTGAAGAAGCAGTGAATCAAGAAAAGCAATGGGCAGAATACCTATTCAAAGATGGTTCTATGATAGGATTAAACTCTAACCTGTTAAATGATTATGTTGAATGGATTGCGGCAAAGAGAATGAAGTCTCTTGGCATTCACTCAAACTATCACGTTCCTCAAGCAAACCCACTTCCATGGACAGAAAAATGGATTGGGGGTGGTAACGTACAAGTTGCCCCGCAAGAAACTGAAATCAGCTCATATGTTGTTGGGGGTATTAAGCAAGACCTATCTAACGACACACTACAAGGATTATCCCTATAATGTTTACGATATATTCAAAAGATAACTGCGGAAACTGCGTCAGTGCTAAAAACCTTTTACAAACAAAGAACCTTGCATTTGAAGAGGTAAAACTGAACCGAGATATTTCTCTTGAAGATTTTAGGGGTAAGTATCCTGACGTTAGATCTATGCCATTCATATTAGAAGATAAAGAAGTTGTTGGTGGATTAGAGCAGTTAAACCAACATGTAACAATGAAGGGAATGACCTTATGATCACTTGTGCCTGCTGTGATGCTGAGTATGAGGTAGAGCATAATGTGTTATTTGACGGATCCGAACTAGAGCCAAGATATTGCCCTTTCTGCGGTACGGATCATAAGAGGTTTGCCGAGTTAGACTTTGACACTCCAGAATATGACGATTCTTGGTAGGAATAAATACTCTAAAGAAACTAATTAGAGTATTGTTATGTGGTTATATGATGGTAAACCTTACGAGCCAGAAGAACTCGACCCTAAAGTAATATATGGGTTTGTCTACGAGATATTAGATCTTGATAACGGTAAGAAGTATATTGGTAAGAAGTTCTTCTGGAGAGCAAAAACTCTCCCTATTACTAAGACTCGTAAGAGGAAAAAGCGATTAAAAGTTGAATCAGATTGGAAAACCTATTATGGTTCTAGCGAGGTATTGAAGGAACAAGTATCTACTCGTGGTACTGATAGATTCGAAAGAACCATACTAGTATTATGTAAAACCAAAGCCGAATGCACTTACTACGAAGCGAAGTATCAATTCGAGCGTGATGTCTTACTCAGAGACGATTATTATAATGACTGGATATCCGCTAAAGTGCGCAGAGCACATTTAAGAGGACTACAATATGAAAGCACCAAGCAACAGCTATCTGAAATACGTAAAGAATAAGTATGAAGATCAAAAGTCAATAGTGGAACAATTAGAAGCCGATCGTGCTTCTGACCAAATAGTATCCCAAGCCAAGAAAGAGAAGTTAAGTCTTCGGGATCACCTTGAATATCTAGAGAAATATTTTTCAAAATAACCCTTTACTTTTATAATAAAGTGTAGTATAATAGGTACTATTAAACACGTGGAGACTGTTTGTAATGAAATATTATTTGATTGAACCCCAATTTAAGAAGTGTGTGACCGACTTGTCTACTTGGAAGAAAGAGTTCGAAGACGGCACTGTTTGCTGGTTAACAAAGGAAGAGTTGTATCGTAGCGGATCGTTTGTAGTTCGTTACCCCGAAACCGATGACGAAATCTTAGAAGAGTTACAGGATAGAGATATAGATTCTCTTGAAGACTTCTACGAGTTCTATGGTGAAGATGCCAAGTTAGAAGAACTTTGGTTGCCAGACCCCGAAGAAGAATGGTTTGAGATGGATGACTATCACGCAGATATGCTTGAAATGTGGGATGGTTGCTCTACTGATTGGAATCTACAGGTTGTGCGTGGGGATATGACCGAAGAAGAAAAGGAAAAACTTCTAGAAGAGATTGAAACCCTATACGCAGAAGAGTTCGATTGTGGTATAGAAAGCGATGGATGGGATCACAAAGGCTGTCATCAACAGATCCACTGTGCCCTTTCAATTAATGAATGTGATGAACATGGTGAGGTAGATTGGTCATGATTAATAAAATAATATTTGGTCGGATATTCAGTTTCGAACTGCGTAACGGTCTAGGTTTAGATATTGAATTTGTAGATAGTAAGTTGGTTTGGACATATAACCTGAATACCGAAACACATACCCCAATGCAGTTTGAGGGTACAGTTATCCTTCTTCCTTTCTTCACTATTAGTTATGGTCAACTTGTCGAGGCTGAGTAATGATTATTCTAGATTATAATGGTGTAGCAGTAAATTCTATATTCGCCTATAAAGCAGACGAAGACGAGAGTCTGATACGCCATACTATTTTGAATACCATCCGTATGTATAACAAAAAGTTCCGTAAGGAATATGGTCAAATGGTTATCGCTTGTGAGGGTGGTTCTTGGCGTAAAGACGTTTTCCCTGAGTATAAGGCAAACCGTAAGAAGTCCCGTGATAAAGATGACCGCAACTGGGATCTAATCTTTGGTACTATCAATCAACTATCGGAAGACTTGACTAATAACTTCCCTTATAAAGTGCTAAAGGTTAGAGGTGCTGAAGCTGATGATATCATTGGTGCTTTGTCTTACAACTCTCAGGAGTTTGGTCAGCACGAGCCAGTTATGATTGTATCTGCGGATAAAGACTTTATACAGCTACACAAGTTTGATAACGTGGCTCAGTATTCTCCATACAAGAAAGCATTAATCAAAGAGAATAACCCACGTTCATATTTGCTTGAGCATATCATGCGTGGCGATTCTAGCGATGGTGTTCCTAATGTATTATCCCCTGATAATGCTTTGGTTGATGGTCTACGTCAATCTCCGATTACGAAAAAGAAGTTAGAAGCATGGCTACATAATACTGATGACCTTGAGCAGATTATGGATTCAGAGACATACCGTAACTTCTGCCGTAACCGACAAATGATTGATTTATCTGAAATGCCTGAAGTGCTAAAACAAAATATTATAAATAACTATAACGAATCAAAGCCTGCACCCAAGATGAAAGTATTGAATTATCTTATTAAGAATCGTTGTAATATGCTAATCGAGTGTGTAGAGGAGTTCCACTAATAATGTCAAAACATTTATATGAAATATTCGAGTTAGCTGCCGAAGCTAAAAACCGTGAAGAGAAAAAGAAAGTTTTGCTAGACAATTCCTGCCTAGCACTTAGAGATATCGTCAAAGGTTCATATGACGATAGTATCAAATTCACTCTTTTACCTAAAGGTCAACCTCCATACACCCCCAACCCAGAGCCAAAAGCGTCTTTGATAGAAAAGTCAAAGACCTTGAGATATTTTGTAACTGGTGGACCAGGAGAGAAACTTAATACGGTAAAGCGAGAGTCGATGTTTATCGAGTTGTTAGAATCCATTCACGAAAAAGATGCGCAACTGATTGTCTGGATGAAAGACAAGAAACTGGCGCAGAAATATAAAGGGATTACTAAACAACTGTGTTCTAGTGTATGGGATGGGTTAATTAAGAAGTAATCTCATATTAAAGTCAATCGTGGGGAAGATTGGCTTCCCCGCTCAACCATAGGAGTATTTGTTCTTTTCTTCATTATGTTTCTTTTAACCTGAGAGGAGACACCTATGATAAACCCCAGTCAGATAGAACGCTTGAAAAAAGACTCAAAAGAACTGAAGCATTATATGTGGAAGTTAGAAAAACAGGGCAAGAAGCATTTAGCCCACAAGATTAAAGAGAAATATGAGTACATCTCTACCTATATTACTGACTTGGAAGCTGCTTAGAAAAGGCTTTACTTTTGATTCAAGATGGGGTATAATAGCCCCATCTACTTTTTATTATGGAATATTACTGTGAATATATTTGTACTTAATAATGATCCAATTATTGCTGCCCAAGAGCAATGCGACAAACACGTTGTTAAGATGATTCTTGAGTCAGCGCAAATGCTTTCAACCGCTCATCGAATGCTAGATGGGGCAGAGTCTAGACGACCCTCTAAATCAGGCAAGACCATGAGCAGGTACTGGGAGTTGCCCGACTCTAGAGAAAACAGTTTGTACAAGGCGGTTCATATGCATCACCCCTGTACTGTCTGGACTATGGAGTCTGCCGAAAACTATGACTGGCATTACAAACACTTTGTTGCTTTGTGCGACGAGTACCGTTATCGCTATAGTAAAGTCCACTCTACCGATACAAAACTCCGTGATGCACTCAAGGCAGTCCCCAACAATATCCCTGCCGTGAAACAAACCCCATTCAAACTTGCTATGGGTGCTAACCCTGAGTGTATGTTCGAAGATGCTGTTAAGTCATACCGTGCCTTCTACCATACTAAACAAGAAAGGTTCAAGATGTCTTGGACTAAAAGATCAACGCCAAAATGGTTTCAATATGTCTGATTATCCTTTAAGAAAAAAGATCGATCGCAAGATGGATATGCTCGAAGAACTGATGAATACTAACCAGCATCTTTCCGACCCTGAAGTAGTAACTGAGTTGATAGATAACCTTAGCTTCTACTGGTCTGTTCTCTCGGAAGAAGATAGAGATTTTATCCATGGTTGTCAATTTGCCGTAGAAGAAAAATCTACTTGGAAATAAAGCTAAATAATGGATATAAACCCCATAACGAGGAATACGATGGAAATCGAAGTCGGTAAAACATATAAGGTGAGGAGTAGCATTTCCCCAGTAACAGATATTTACTTTGTTAAACCGTCGGATAGTTCTACGGTAACTCAAAGAGCTGCAACTATAATGCCTATTGTTATGTGTAATTGTACAGTAACTCCGCAGAACGAAGCTGAGGTTAATAGATTGAAAACTCAAGAACCTCTTATCATTAGTTCCTTTAAGAAACATACATTCGATTTACCTGCAGGCATGATTCGCATAAATGTGTTCTCTATAAAAGACTGGCGCTCAGATGAAGAGAAACCAGATGTAATCGACACTGATTGGGTCACGTCAAATGGTTTCTACGAAACCTCGAGGAAATCGGTGTGGCTACCGACTAGAACTGGTTTAGAATTAGTAGAAGAATGATCAAATCAAACGCCAAAATGCCTATCTCTCGGGTAGTTAAGACCTACCACTCTGAGCATGAGACACCTCGATGTGTCTCGGTTTTCACTAAAGAATCAGCAACTGGTGAAGAGTATTATGGATGTAGGTTCTTTGAGGATGGAGTATTTACAAGGGATGAGTTTTATCCCGAAAAGACAATGTCATGGGCAGATATACAAGCCAAATGTTGGATAGAAGGAAAATAATACAATGTATGAATATAAAACTAAAGTAGTTAGAGTGATTGACGGTGATACTGTAGATGTTGATATTGATCTAGGGTTTGGCGTTTGGTTAAAGAAAGAGCGAGTTCGTATCATGGGTATTGATACTCCTGAGTCGAGAACTCGTGATAAAGTAGAGAAGAAGTTTGGTCTAGCATCTAAAGCTAGATTGAAGTCGCTTCTCGGAAAAGACCCTGTACTTAAAACACAAGTAAGTAAAAAGGGTGAGGATATGAAAGGTAAGTTTGGTCGTATCCTTGGAGACTTTACAGTCTATGATTCTAATGTTGATGCTTGGAGACCAGTAACTCAGATCCTAGTTGAAGAAGGTCATGCTGTTCCATACTTTGGCGGTTCTAAAGATGAGGTTGAAGCACAACACCTTGCCAACCGTGAGCGTTTAATCAAAGAGGGTGTGGTTTAATGCCAACTTATGATTACCAGTGTAAGGCATGTGAGCATGTGTTTACTAAGTTCTGTAAAATATCAGAGCGTGACGAACCAACCAAAAACCCCTGCCCAGAATGTGGCGCAGAGGATAAAGTAAGTCAGTCTATTAGCGCACCTTCATTTAATTATAATGAGACTGGTGGCTCTTTAAGGAAAGCTGGCGATGGGTGGAAAGAAGTTCTTTCTAAAGTCAAGGAAGGCTGTACAATCAACAATATAAGGGATTAATGTGGCTGGTAAAATCGCTAAACTTCGTGTAGAAAATATGACTCAGATCGAGTCACTTACCGATAAGCAACAAGAAGTATTCGAGTCATGGGACAGCGCATTCAATCTTGTGCTGTCTGGTTCGGCAGGTACAGGTAAGACGTTCCTAGCCATGCATCTTGCTCTCGAAGCAGTCCTAGATAAGTCTACTGAGTTTGAAAAGGTAGTAATTGTAAGATCTATTGTACCAACTCGGGACATTGGTTTCCTTCCTGGAGACGAAACCGAGAAGAAAGATGCATATGCTGGACCATATAAGAGCATATGTACCGAAATATTCCAAGACTCTGACTCTTGGGTTAAGTTGACTAACTTTGATACACTAGAGTTTATGTCCACCTCGTTCATAAGAGGCATGACTCTAAACAATGCTATCGTCATCGTAGACGAGATGCAAAACCTTAATTTTCACGAATTAGACTCTGTCATAACTCGAGTCGGGCAAAACTGCCGATTCATTATGTGTGGAGACTACTACCAGTCCGACTTCGATAAGGAGAGAGACAAAAATGGAATCCTTCAGTTCATGGCTATTGTTGAACGTCTAAAGAACTTCAAAGTCTTCGAGTTTTCTTGGGAAGATATTGTAAGATCTGACTTTGTGAGGGATTACATTATGACTAAAGAAATGATGGGTATAAAGTAAGGCAACAAGATGTCAAAGTTAAGAAAGTTCGAATATAATAAGAAATCTTATAAGGGTGACGATCTCCCTAAAAAACGAAAGCGGTTATCCTCTAAAAAGAGAAAACCTAAGTATCAAAAGGATTATTATGAGTCAAATCAAGAAGAGCAGAACCTTTGAGCACCTAGATTCACTTCTCCCCTATGAAGATCTAAATTACGCTAAAGGCTATACCAAGCGACACTACAAAACCCCAGAAGGAAAAGATTACCCCTCTGTAACCAACGTACTCTCTATTCTATCCGAAGATTCTATTCGTAAGTGGAGAAAAAGAGTCGGTGAAGAGGAAGCAAACCGCATATCTGGTAAAGCATCTATCAGAGGAACTGCAGTCCATGCTATTATTGAGGACTATATAAACAACAAGGAAGACTACCGAAAGGAATACACCCCGTTTATTATCGGTTCATTCCTTGACGTAAAACCTATCCTTGATTCCCGTATTGGTAAGGTATATGCTCAAGAAGCTGCATTGTACTCTAACCACCTCGAGATGGCTGGTCGTGTAGACTGCGTTGCTGAGTTTGATGGTAAACTTTCTATAATCGACTTCAAGACATCTGCTAAAACTAAGAAGAAAGAATGGATTACTAACTACTTCATTCAAGAGTCTGCATATTCTATTATGTGGGAAGAAAGGACTGGTATGCCAATAACGCAATTGGTTACTATTATCTCTGTTGATAATGAAGAACCTCAAGTGTTTATTGAACACCGTGACAATTGGACTGATAAATTATGGAGTACCATTGATGAGTATAGAAGAAGAAAACTCTTTGCAGGATAGAGCAAAGATGGAGCTTGATATGTGCTGTCAAACTCTATGCGAAAGGCAAGTTGTTCAAGACTATATCGAACAACTCGAACAAAAGGTCTACGTCTTGACCGAACAAAATAAAATACTAAGAAATCGAACAAACAAGGAAAATTTATAATGGATTCACTTGCTCCGACAAAAGGGAAGGATTACTTCTCTGATAGACCTATTGGTCGTTTACATAGTTTCTACCTTACTGACCACATTGGTGGGGGTGAAGATTATGTCGAATGGTTTGATATTATCCGTTCATGTGGTCCAAATGATATTGTAAAAATACATATCAATTCTTATGGGGGCGACCTGTTCACAGCAATACAAATGATGCGTGTATTAGGTGAATGTGAAGGGACTGTTTGCGTATCAGTAGAGGGTGCTTGTATGTCTGCAGCCACTATGATATTCCTACAGGGAGATGTATTCGAGATTAGTTCTCACTCTATGTTTATGTTCCATAACTACTCTGGCGGTCAGTTCGGTAAGGGTGGTGAGATGTATGATAGTATTGTACATGAACGTGTTTGGTCTGAGAAATTACTCCGTGACATTTATAGCGACTTCTTGAGCGATAAAGAAATCCAAGCTATGCTGGATAATAAAGACCTTTGGATGGATGGCGACGAAGTTGTCAAACGTCTAGAAAAGAAAGCCAAGAAAGTAAGCAAGAATCGAACAAAAAGCAAATAATTATTAAGGAATTGAAATGAAACCATTAAAAGATTTTGTACTTGTTGTTGAAGTAAAAGGTGAAGATGCGGTATCGGCTGGAGGTATTATTATGTCTGGTGCCGCACCAGATGTAGCTAAACCAGCAATTGTTCTGGCAGTCGGTCCAGAAGTTGAAGGCATCGAAGCTGGAGATAAAGTAGTAACTAGCTGGGCTGGCGTAGTGAAGGTTCGTCATGAAGGCGAGAAAGCTGGTCTCCTACCAGCAGAAAGTATTATGGCGGTTTATTAAGCCATATACTGAAAAGTTCTAAGCATATAACAAAATATTATAAAAAAAGTTATAAAAAACCTTGCCTTTCATCTCAATAGGTGGTATAATACCTGTATAAATTGAGATGAGAGACTATTTTATGAATAATTTTGATACTGCTGTAACAACCCTCCTAGAAAGAATCGGTAACGACTACGACAGATGGTCTCAGAGAACTGAGTATCATGATGAGACTAGAGTAGAAAAGTTCCGTGACGAACTAACCCTAAAACCTGGACGCAAGTATCTTAAGATTACCAACGACGAAGTTCGTGATAATGGTAATGTTGGTTCTCGTGTCTGGGGTTTTGTCGTTCTTGAAGATGATAAAAAGTTTAAGAAAGGCGATATCTTAATGGCTGCAGGTTATAATGCTCCTGCTCGTAACCATGCCCGTGGTAATATCTTTGAAGATTACTCTATTCAGTGGACTGGTCCGAACTATTTATTTTAAAAAACCCTTTACTTTGGCTTTGAAATAAAGTATAATACTTGTATTGAATTGATAAAGAGAGATGATTATGAGCTTAGATATCCTTGAAAGTGCGTTGAAAAGTGAGCCTACTTATGTTTCGTTTGAAGACGGTACTGAGTGGGTTGCCCCTTTGTTATCGTTCTCTGTCCTAGACAAACATTTCTGGGAACTGGTTAACCATCGCCCCGTGCAGGCTATGGACTATGGTACTGATTCACGTTTTTTGGAGGCTGTATAATGATTATATTTGAAGGTGATTATGTTCGTCTTGTCAATGAAGACAAATGGTTACAAGTGAAAGAGATTATTGCTGTGAGTGTTGACTATGCCGAAAACAAGATGGCTCTTTCTGATGGGTATATTGTTCCTGCTCCTGTAGAGCGTTATGTTGCCGAGGTTAGGTCTGATGGTGAACATGCTAAGTTATCTGAGGCTGCATAATGAATACTTGGTTGCAAGAGGTAACTGATTGGGATATGCCTAATCATACTTACATACTCAACGCTGCAGGACATTGTGTTGGGTATGTAAAGCGTAACACTACTGACGTGATTATGTTTAATAATCCTCTAAAACAATTCTCTAAATCTAGACGTAAATTTAAAAAGGTAAAAGCATATGTGGGTAATTAAAAAACCAACGGATCGTTGTCCTGTTGATAGAGAAGAGTCTATCGTTTTGATTGGTGAGAATTTTTATTATGATACAGAGCGTGAAGCATATAAGGCGATGCTCTCTACTGGAATTAAAGGTTTGATTGTTCAAGAGGTAAAGAATGATGAATAAGTTATTCTACGCCACGGCAATATTATGTGGTTTGGTTTGGTTTTGTATTATCTTAGATCACTTATCGTCGATCCCTGAAGTTCAGTTTAGTTATTCGACAGGTGAGTGTGTTAAGGTTATGAATTTTGTTGAACCCTATTATAGTTGTGATAAATTACCTGAAAAATTTATTCATGTTTGGGTAAAATAATACTTTACTTTTAGTTTTAAATGTAGTATAATATGGGTATATTTTGTGATTAAGGAGTGTTGAGTTGAGACGTGATAAAATAATTTTAGTTGATTGTGATGGTGTTATGCTTGATTGGGAGTTCGCATTCGAGAACTGGATGGCAAAGCATGGTTATGATGTTGTCTCTAAAAACGAGTATAAAGTTGATCTGAAGTATGGTCTTTCTAAGCCAGAAAAGAGACGTCTGGTTCGTATGTTTAATGAAAGTGCCCAGATTCGTAAACTCCCTCCACTACGAGATGCTATTAAGTATATCAAGAAGCTACACTCTGATCATGGTTATGTCTTCCATTGTATTAGTAGTCTAAGCACTGATGAGTATGCGCAACATCTAAGAACTAAAAACCTGCGTGAAATGTTCGGTGATAGTGTCTTTGATAAGTTTGTTTACCTTGATACTGGTGCTGATAAAGATGATGCTCTGCTTGATTATAAAGACACTGACTGCTACTGGGTTGAAGATAAACCAGCAAATGCTGATCTTGGTATTGAAATGGGTCTCGACTCTATACTAGTGGCTCATGCCCATAACTCCTCGTATGATGGTGATGCGCTGAGACTTGCTAACTGGAAAGAAATTTACCAAACAATTACAGGATAAATTATGAGTTTTGAAATAGGTAAAAGATATGCGGTTTCTCCTAGTAAATATAATTACCAAGAAAAAGAAACTTGGGTTAATGGAGACAAAAGGGTAGAATTGACCACAGTATGGAAGAGTGGTTCTGTTAATATCACTCCTCAGAACCAAGATGAGGTTTTAAAGTTAGAGGTCGCATCTAATCAAGAAGATGATGGATCTTTTGACCCATATGATTTCGAATATTCAGAGTTTCAAGCATCGTTTGATGGTTCTACCGAAGTAGATGATGTAAGAGGTTTCTCTGAAGAGGAAGAATTAGATGGAACTATCGACGAAGTCTGGGATGGCGTTGATGAGCAAGGTGAATCATACCTTGACGATAGTGGTTATCACGTAGAAGAATCTGAAACTTCTTTCTATGGTGAGATAACAATTGAAGAAATTTAAATTTAAATAAAGTGGAGTAATATTATGGAAGTTTTAAATAATGCAGTAGAAGCGTTGAATGATGGTACAGCACGTATCAAGTTTGAAAAGGCTGATGGATCGATCCGTGAGTTATATGGTACACGCAATGGTGATCTAATCCCCGAAGCATTTACCCCTACGCTTAATGAAGGTCTTAACCGTGCAGAGGCTCGAGCAGTAAACGAGAACGTTGTAACAGTATTCGACCTTGAAGCAAATGGATGGAGATCTTTCCGTAAGGATAAGTTCGTATCCTTTAAAACAGATGCTTACTACGGATCTTAATTAGATAATGGGTTGTCCAGTGCTAGTTGTAATCTACTGGATAACCTTTCTTCTAAGTCTTTAAGTTTTTGTTCCGTGTTGTCACGGAGTGCTGATGCCTTGCGATCATAATCAGATTGCAGGGCATCACGCTTTTGGTCGAAGCGTTCTTCTGCGTTCTGAATTGTAGAGCGTACTTCGTCTTCTGTTTCCCTTACCATATCCTCTACACGATCTGCTTGTTTCTCGATACCTAAGATATCGTCTCTTAAGCCAGTCTTAATGTCACGTGTGTACTCAATAGCATCGTCAACTTTACTCAACGCACCCTTTAACTCTTGCTGTAGCAATTCTCTCTCCTGACGAATAGCATCTACGTCGATATTCTGGACAATCTCTTTCATGTCCATGTAATCTTTATAGAACTCGAAGCCAGCCCAAGAAGCACCCCCAAGAGTAGAAAGAGCAGTCATAAGAACAAATATCTTACCACCCTTAAACGTCATACCGCCAAATTCAAACTCAGCCATTACTTGCCCTGCCCTCTATATTTCTTAAATGAACGCTTCTTTGATTTGTTCATAGAAGAAGTGTTTGGTCGTCTGCCGAGACTTGTACCTTTAATTGTAGGAACAAGAGCAGATGTAGATCCCTTTGCCTTTGCCATTATTTTCTCTCCAATTGTTTAATTCTATTTTCTAACTCATCAATCTTTTTAGTAACATATGGGTATTTTTTACGCCATGCATCTGTTGGTTGTTCAAACCAAGAAAGTTCATATTTATCTACCAGATAATCTAAAAATTGATCCAGTTTAGCATAACACCATAGACCAGCACGAGTATCTTTAAAATATGCTAGAAATGCAGCACCGAATAAAGAACCTAGTATGGCTGTATAAATCCATAATGTGTCGCTTGTTAATTTATCTAGTAATTCCATTAGCAGTTACACCTTGTGTATTTGACGTAGTATTCACAGCTGTGGTCAAATGCCCCATCGAATGGTTTACAGTTACGCCATGCTGCAAACCTACCTCTAAATTGATCTTTAACTCTTTGCCATACAGTCATATGACGTATCTCGCCATAGTGATTAATATAACGTAAGTGACCATGATGCTTGTAACCCATAATAGCAAACGGTACTTTAGTTACGATATCGTTATTATTTACATGACGATAATGCGGAACATTGATTGATTTAACAAAACGACGAGTACCTACTCTTGGAGATCCATAAGTGTATAGGCAACGAGTCTTTTCTCTAAGACGAGAGGTCGCTAGTGTAGCCATAGCACCACCAAGGCTATGCCCAGTAATGTGTAACTCTCTATCGCCTTGTATTTTAAGAGCATCTAGAACCTTGTCCCAGATCTTATTTAATTCTTCTTGGAATCCATTATGAACCAAGCCATGGCCATTCCATGCTTGATCAGGGAAAGCATTTAGATCTGCTTTAATGTCAGAAAACTCATCAGGTTCTGTACCACGGAATGCTAGTACCATCTCTCCGTCGTTCCAAGCTACATGACACTGAGCACCATCAACATCTATAAATTTATGTTTGGTATAACCCAGTAATGTAAAAAACTTTTTACCTTCTTTTTTATCAAAGTATGCATACGATGCACACTTAGCCATTTTATGGCAATATTCTATCATGGTGATTACCCTTTAATTTTCAAATTCCATATTTCGTAATTGGTTAAGTTCTTGTTCTAATTTTTGTACTTGTAACCTTCTTTTTCTCAACTCTAATTGGTATAGGGTATTACAATTAACTCTTTCTTTGGGTCCACCGATAGGAACGATTATTCGAGCATAGACACCTACGTCTTTTGCTTTACCGTCCATAATCCTATTACCAGAAGCCATCTGAGTATTGATATCGTCGCCATAAAAATTATATGGGTCTTCGCCTCTATCTAAAATACCCACAACACCAAATTCTAAATTTGTGCCAGAGCCGATAGCATTTTGACACTCAAACCCATCAGCACGTACTCTATCTGACTGAAAGTTCTGAGAAGCTGACGGCATTGATAGCGACATATTCTCAGTAGAATTAGCATTGACTGCAAACAATAAAATAACAATAGCAAAACGTTTCATTCATAATTCCAATTAAGTTTTTATTTTAGAGCAAATCCTTGATGATATTGGAGTTGCGTCAACGTCTTCCTTAACAATTTTAGACCTAGAGCAGATATAAGTTACTCTGCTAGCATCTATTTCCCTAATGTATATCTGAATCTTTTTTCTTTTTAGATATGGTACTTCTACTACACGGTTTGTTGTAGCAAAGGGTACTGGTCTCCATTCTGAATCGAACACTTTAAGTTCGTAGAATTGGACTTCTTCCCTCTTATTCCAAAGTTCCATATTGACCATCCTGACGTTTTTTATATGAGATCTCTCAAGGTCAGGGTAGGTCGGTGTCCACTGATGCGATTTAACACCAGCAGACACTAACACACAAAACACAAATAACAAAAAGTGCTTCATACTACAGAGCAATACACTCAGCAGAAACTAGTGCACGGTAAGTACCACCTGGAAGTGCTTTACCTACGCCATAGTCTACAGACGAAGTAACGTCAAACCAAGTAGAACCAGCAACAGTCAGTTCGATCTCAGTTACGTTATCATACAATACCTTGTTGTTTTCGTAGTCAGACATTTGAGCATCTGATACTTCAGCAACAGCAATAGATCCTTCCCAGTCTAGCACATCATCGATATTTGGGCTAGCAGTGAATTCATCTGGAGTAGCAATAACGGCTTTATACATGCCACCATTTACTACGTCATAACGGATAACTGGCTTAACACCGCCATCTGCTGGTAGAGTACTTAGTGTATTTGGCAATGGGTTACCATAAACCCCTTGCGTGTCTGTGTAGATTGTACATTTAGAAGCAACGTTACCAGTAATCGGAACATCTGCAGCTTGAGCACTTGCTGCGAATAAAATTGCTGCAGCGGTTAATGATTTTTTGAACATCTAGCGTTCTCCTATTTATTGAATTGAGAATTGACCATCTCAGTGTGTAACAATTGTTGAGCCAGTCCTACTCTCAACCCCTTTTTATTATCTGGAATACGCTCAGAAGAATAACCTTGTACATCTGCATACGCACCTCCAGTCATTTGCGCTTGATAATAAACGCTGAAGCTAGGAACACTATTAATAATATTTAATAATGAATCCTGCGACACTTTTGCGACTTCGGCTAGTAAATTGTTATTTGCTTGTAACGCAACTAACCTCTCGTCTTTTTCGACTCCCTGTCCTTCCTCTTCCATTTTCTCTCTTTCTTCCCTCTCTTCATCGGTCTCTTCATCGACCTCAGAATCGGTTTCCATTTGAAGCTGTACCCACTCATCCGTGGTTGGGTCGTAGTATCCTTCTACGTTCTGAACATCCTCCAAAAACTGTTTAAGGAAATCACTCATAGCATTATCATATCCAGGACAGCTAGGATCACTCATAGGATCATAGCATGTATCGTATTTATATGAATATGAAATAAATGGGTCAACAACTTTACCCTTCCCTTCTACTGCTATTTCGCCATCACCCCAATACTCAATAGGAATATCGTTTATAGGTGCTACTTGCGTCAAGCTGTTTCCAGGAACTCCTGACCAATTATCCCTCTGAGAGAAGATATAACCAAACTCGTCTCCCTTTGCATTCTTGTTTCTTATGTCTACTACCATATCGTCTTCGGTCTCTTTTTCAACCGTGTAACGATATATCAAGGCATTTACTGTTAACCCTGCCTGTTGCGGTAAAACATTCTGCATCACCCAATTCATTGAGGTGGCTGCAGCATTCTGGGTTGTCCCAGCGACTACATCAGAGTAGCAATAAAATGAGGAGACTAGCAACGCCAGCCCCACCAAGCAATGTTTTGCTCTCATTACTCATACCCTTATCTTCTTCTTCTACTGGCTGACCGCCATTTAATTCCCAAAGATCTTTTGCTTCTTTACCGATAACGCCATCATATGGACAAGGTGTACCAGCGTTCATCATAGCATCAAAGACTCTTTTGTCCTGACACAATGCAGATACTGCTGCTACTTTCATACCCATATCGAATAATGTCTTGGAAAGTTTTAACCTTTCGCAATTCATATCCCGAACAGTTCTACCAGCAGATATACCTAATATCTGGGTTTGAATTGCTCCTGAAACCCCAGTCGTACATAGATCGGAGTTAGACGTATTAATTTGTGGACTAATAGCGGATGGGGGTGGCGACTTTACTGTTGTTGTCGCATCTGCTTGAGTAGTTACTGTGCTTGTCGTTGTTGAATCGGTAACGATTTTATTAGGGTCTACGATAGGAACGTTTTCAGTAGTTTCCTGTGTCTCTGTAGTTTCCGCTAACGCCAGTGTCGAAGTCATCGCTAGTATTCCAGCAATCAAAGTCATTCCGAGTTTCATAATTCTTTATCCCAAAATATTTCAGTTTATTTATTAATGTAATCATATGTTACAATATCTATTTATAAGGTTTTTAATCCTAAAAATAATAAATGCCGTCCATGGCAAAGTAGCTACTTAATTGTAAACTAGGTATTTATACTTAGTTTCTCGTATAAATAATACTACTCACTCTTACTGGGTGGGTCTGTCTTCTCGGCAGTGTCTCTGATAACGCCACTAACGCTATCAAGAGTACCAGCAGTAATGCCTACAACGTCGTCTTTAACCCCTTGCACGATGTTCTGTGCGCTGTTGTATGTTGAGTCGATTGTGTTGCATCCTGCTAATAGGACTACTGCGAAGATTGCATAGATCATCTTCATTTTTTTAGCTCCTTATTATATTAGCATTTATGTTGTTCAACGTCATGTGGTAATTGCTAACTTTATGGCGTTGGACAATATTATTTATATTCTAAAAATAATCAAAAAAAACCTTTACTTTTGTAGATACATGTAGTATAATACGTGTATAAATTGATGAGAGAATATATTATGTCTAAACTTGAAAATCTTGAGTATGTAGTATTAGTTGATGAGTTTAAAGCTATTGAAACTGTCGAAAATAAAATCGCTTGGCTTGAGGCTAATCGCGAAGTCCTTGAAACCTTTTGGGGTACTAATGTTGATACCCTACTAAAAAGCTGGTCTAAAAATCTATAGTGATTAGGGGGGTTAATCCCCCTTATTTTTTAAAAAATGCTTTACTTTACTGTTTGAATGTAGTATAATACTTGTATAAATTGAGATGAGAGAATATATTATGAAAGTTAAGTTCGCTGACGAAACTAATACGATCCAGTGGAAATCTGCTGCTGGAACCCTCTACGGTACTGTGCAAAGAATCGACTACGATAAACCTACTGCCGACCCCTCTAAGAACGCTGACTACTACCTCGTGAAATTAAGTCCTAGTATTGCTCGATATGAAGGCGAGAGTGCTTATCTTAATAGTAACATGATGGAGAAGTTAGACGTTATCAACCTAACTCGGGCTGCAAGATCTGCTATTCAAGCTGGTGCGATATAATAAAACCTTATATGCTTATTCCAAAACGGTATAAGAAATCCCTTTACTTTTGCCCCAATAATTGTTATAATACGTGTATAAATTGAGATGAGAGAGATGACTATGAATGAATTACAACTTTTAAAAGAACAATGGTCTGAGCAGATGTGGGAGCAACGTGCTAACGGCATCGAAACTGAATCGTTTGAAGATTGGAATCATAAGCGTATGGCTCGTATGGAGTTCTTCAATGAGTGGAAGAATGCTAGTTCTGATGCTGAATCAATTGCTGAAGCGAGGGTATCTTAATGAGTAATGTACGTGAACAAGCGTTGGATCTTTTGACCCAACTTCGAAGTAACTGTAAAGCCAAACATGATGATTCTAATTATTATATTGGTTATCTTGAGTCTATGATTGCTACTCTTGCTACGAAAGAAGAAATGATTGCCTCTAACTCTATATTGAATGAGTTGACTGAATCTGTTGATTGGACTATGCCGTCATGAATAATGCCCAAGAAGAACTGCTTATTATCCTAATGGAGGAGTGTGCTGAGGTTGCTCAAGAATGCTCTAAGATTCTCCGTTTCGGTAATGATCATGATAAACTCGAGAAAGAACTTGGTGATCTGCAATGTATTATTGACATGATGCACCACAGGGATATGATATCCTTTAATAACATGTTTGATGCTGCTGATGCTAAGTATCATAAACTTAAAGATTTCAGCACTCACTTATTTCCAAATTCAAATGAGGAATAATTATATGATGACCCAAGAGCAAAAAGAAGCTAGACTTAAAATTATAGCAAAAGCTGCAAAGAAAGTTCAGCGCAAGAAAAAGTTACAAACTAAGTCTCGCAAGGCAGTACGTGCTGCTAGAAAAAAACCTGAGCATGATACTGCTGCTTTAGAAAGGAAGTATTCAAAGATTGATGATACTTCTAACGTTAATGCTCATACTGATAGTTCTGCCTATGCTGAGAAGTTTTATGGCGAGACGTATGAGCAAACCTATGGTATAGAGAAGGAGTGGAACTAATGGAAGATATTGGTACTGTTGCTGTATTAGCCTTTGTTGGATGGATTCTTGTTGAACTGGTGAAAGACCTGCAGGTGATGCAAGAAGAATGGAAAGAGCGTGTTGCTAAAAAGAAGCAAGAAAGATTAAAACGTGATCTTAAAATTATCGAAGGAAGAATATCACGTGGCGAAGAATAAGCTAGAACTTTTGTTTGACCGACTCCGTGAAGAGGGTTGGTATTGTGGATGGGCACATTACTGTTGTTCTACCTGTGCGTGGGATGATGTGCCTGACTACTTTGATGCTCAGTATGATAAGGATGGTTATCTCATCCGTGAAGACAAGGATGGTAACGAGATAGAGTATAAGGATGTAGACCTACGCAAGGTTCTTTTTAATCATGAGCAGGATTGTGCTGTTGACGTAGATGATTGGGAAGAGGGCGAGGAAGCATACTACGACATGCTAGAGAACTGGGATGGCGATGGTACTATGCCTACATTTTCCTCTGACGAGATCTCTGACTCTTGCTTTAACTTTGCTGGTGATGCTAAAGGTGTTAATAACCTTAAAGAGATTCTCCCTATTATTGAAGAGATGGGTTGTAAGTACAATTGGGATCATACTGGTACAACTCGTATTAGTATCGACTGGAGTTAATATGAGTACACCTGCTTGGAAAAAACGTACAAGACAAGAGGAGTTACGCAAAGAAAAATTAATGCGTGATTATGAAAAAAAGTTTTCTCTTGGTACAGTAACTAAACGTAAAAAATTCGAAGCATATGTGCCAGATAATAATTATGTACGTGATACTGTAGACTATCCTAGCGGAGATTCTCCTGCCGATAGTAATCTAACAGCAAAGCCAGAACGTAATGAATACTCTGGTGATTACCTTATTGGTATTGCTACTATGCATAAGTCTAATCTTGTCCCTGTTGGTAAGGGAGACGATCCTAAACACTACTCTACAATGAGGCGGAACTAATTAAAATTTTAAGAATCATAATGCTTTGTTGTCTTGCTGCATTGATTGATAATACCGATAACGATTATGGTGTCAGAACATCAATGCGTAGATTTAAAGAATGTCAAGAAGTAAAACACGAAAACGAAAAATAATACTTTACTTTTGCATTTAATTATAGTATAATACTTTTTTAATTTGAGGTCTTTGTTATGGCTAAACGTAAAACCGCTGTTCGTCGTCGAGTAAAAACTGGGTTAGCTGCAGTTCCGACAGATGACTTTGCAAAAGCTAAACATCATTTCCAGTATGAAATCGATAGTAAAGCCACATCAGCATTAATCAAAGGTTGGATTAAATCTGCGTTTGATAAGTCTGATGCTCAAGCAATCCTTGCTAATCCCGAATATGAATTCAGTACTTATTGTCACTGGGGTGCTACTGCGCATTATCTCAATCAAGGTTATGAGTTTGGTGATAAGTGGCAGGAGTATGCTGATCGTATCCATGGGCACTTTGCCTCTCTAAAGGAAAAGGGTCTTAGTATTCTTGCCTCCAAGAAAGAGCCCAAAGACGAGACTGTGGTAAAAGCACGACCTACTGTACAGCAGTTGATGGCTCGTAAAGTAAATGATACAATCATGAATGACTTTGACGCACTCGAAGATGCTTGGATGGATGGTAACACTACAGACATTGATGTTTATACTCTAATTAAAAAGTATGAGATCAAGGGTGGTGGTATTAATATCGTCAGTAACTATATCGAGTCTTGGTTAAAGGAATATACAGATGCTCTTGATAAGTCTTGTGAGCAAGCTGTTGAAGCGTATGATCATCTGTCTCGTAAAGAACTTAATCGTCGGGTAAAATTCTGTAACGATGCCTTGGCTGATCTTACCAAAGCAAAGGTAGCAACCAAAGCAAAACGAACCACTCGTGTTAAGAAGCCCAAGGCAGCCGATAAACAAGTGTCTCGTCTACAATACCTCAAGGAAGATAACGATCTTAAGATCGCTTCGGTAAACCCTGTTACACTGATTGGAGCAAGCCGTCTGATTGTTGTTAATACCAAGTATAAGACAATCACGGAATACTTCTCTGAGCGTACTGCTGGGTTTGAGGTCAAGGGTACTACCATCCATGGCTGGGATAAAGATAAGTCTCGAGCCAAGAAGATGCGGAAGCCAGATGAGTTTATTCCTATGGCTACTAAGACTGTTCGTCAATTCGACAAGGCATTCACTGCCTTAACTACTAAAGGGATAACACCTAACGGAAGGATCAATAAGGACTGCGTTCTTCTTAAGGTTGACGCATAATGTTGTACCTATCTCTTATGCTTGCTTCTTCTATAGAAATGGAATGTCTATGGAAGAACGCATACTTTGAATCCCGTAATCAATCGGACGCTGGCATTACTGCTGTTACGCATGTAGTGTTAAATCGAATACAAAGCGATAAATTCCCCGACACTGTTTGCGATGTTACACAACAAACGAAGCGTAACTCCCTTGGACAAATTATTCGTAACAAATGCCAGTTCTCTTGGTATTGCGATGGTTTGAGCGATAGACCCAGAGAAGAAGATGCTTATAATCATATCAAGAAAGTAGTAACCGCTGCCAAGAGGATGTATCTGGATGAGTATGATTTATCCTATGGCTCTACGTATTATCATGCTAAAACTGTAGATCCTTACTGGGCAGATTCCTTTGAATACGTCATGCAAATTGATGACCACTTATTTTATAGAGAAGCAAAATGATGACAGAAGATTTAATCGATTCAATCTTAACTCAAAAAAGGTTTTCTACTGCAGTCGAGAAATACCTCAAGAGAACAAACTCCTCAGTGATGGATTCTATTATTCATATATGCGAGAAGAATAATATAGATCCTTCTACTACAAAGCGATTGCTATCTGCCTCGTTACAGGCAAAGCTAGAAGCAGAAGCGATGAACCTTAACTTAATCCCCAAGGGAAATAGTTTACCAGTATGAGTGTTGACTCTTTTGACTCATACCGTTTGTACCAGTCTCTGAAGCTACATTTCGAGACTGATTCATACGATGCTGTAAAGTATAATTTTAAAACCAGTGCCAGCCCACAGTCTTTCTTTAAACGCAGAGATAAGTATTTCTTTGCTAAGGTTGGGAAGAAGATGAGCAATCAACAGGATCTGGTTAGTTTTTACGTGGCTAATTTTATCAACGAAGTATCATGGGTAGGAGAGATGGTCAATGGAGAAGGAGACCGCCACTATGCCCACTATAAGAAGATTCACGAGAGTCTCTCATATAACTTTAAAAACGATATAAATAACCTCGACGGATCGCTCGACGATTTACTTACTTCTGTAAATGGTGAGCATCCTCCAATAATTAAGCGATATCTGCAGGGCGATATACTGCTAGAATCTGTGGCTATCCTTAATAAAATGACTGGCTTTATGAACCGAGCCAATAAGCAGATAACAGAGACATTACTCTGGCCAGATGTTTATCGTAAGGTGACGAAGTACCAGTCTTTTGTAAACCCTGATGTGAAGAAATGTAAAAAAATTGTTCTTGAGGGGTTTACTTCTTAGTCAAAATAAGGTATAATACACTCTTATATTATGGGATACATGTGGATAATTCAGATATACAAACATACGAAAATATACGATATAAAACGGAGAAATAAATATGTCTTTTTCAAATCTTAAAAAAACCCGAACCTCATCCATCGACGACCTAGTAAAAGCTGCGCAAGCTGCAGGTGGTGGAGATCAAAAGCAATCTAGAAATGTAGACGATCGTTTCTGGAAACCAGAAGTAGATAAGAGCGGTAATGGCTATGCTGTTATTCGATTCCTGCCTGCTGCTGAGGGCGAAGATCTGCCGTGGCAGAGATATTGGGATCATGGTTTCAAAGGTCCAAGCGGTCTTTGGTACATTGAAAATTCCTTAACTTCTATTGGGCAACAAGACCCAGTATCAGAAGCTAATTCGGAATTGTGGAACTCGGGAATCGAATCTAATAAAGAGATTGTACGTCAGCGTAAACGTCGACTACATTATGTCTCTAATATTATGGTTGTATCGGATCCTTCTAATCCACAGAACGAAGGTAAAGTATTCCTTTACAAGTTCGGTAAGAAAATCTTTGACAAACTAATGGACGCTATGAAGCCAGAGTTTGCTGATGAGTCACCAATGAACCCATTTGATTTCTGGGAAGGTGCTGACTTTAAATTGAAGATCCGAAATGTTGAAGGGTATCGTAACTACGATCGTTCAGAGTTTGCCTCTTCTTCGGAAGTAGCAAATGGTGATGATGAAGCACTTGAGGGTGTATATAATCGTTTATACTCTCTACAGGACTTTGTTGATCCTAAGAACTACAAATCATATGACGACCTAAAGTCTCGCTTGATGAAAGTTCTTGGTGAAGAAGCACGACCTGTAACAACTGCTGAGTCTATTGACTTAGATGAAACTGCTCCTGCTCCAACTATGAGCGAAGCAGCACCAGCTGAGACTGCACCAGTGGCTGGCAGTAGTAACGATGATGACACTTTGAGTTATTTTGCTAAACTTGCTCAAGAGTCATAATTAAAATAGGTGTTTGCCCCTGTACTTCGGTGCAGGGGCTTT